CTGACCATAACCTGCATGTGCTTGATATTGATTATTATTTTCAAGTTGTATAGACATATCTGTGTCCATTTCTTCATCTTCGGTATAGTCTTTAGGGTGTTTAGGCATTTTACCTCTTACTTCATTTAACTTCATTAATGCATGTACCTTGTTTACCTCTCTAGTTGCTTTCTTTTTTGCATTTTGTCTAGATGTCAATCTTGTAGCAAGTGATCTATGTCCACCCCCACCTTTTTTACCTTTAACATTTTCAGTTTCTTGTTCAATAATTTTATCTAAATCTATATCATCTGCTTTATTATTCAATCTTGAACCGTTAGGTGCATCTTGATTGTATGCTCCACTTGTTCCTGCTGAGTTTGTGTTAGTAATATCTAATCCTTTACTTTTACATTTATCACAACAATTACATTTATCATTACGTGTACAGTCTTTGCAATCACAATCACAACCATTGTTATGTCTTGGGTTGTTTGTACCTTCACTGTCAGTGGTTAATGTTCCACCACCACTCATAGAACCAGCACCTAGTGAATTTGATCCGCCACCCATACCATTTCCACCTGCTGATTCCTTATGGACGAATGATCCTACAATCTTCTCTGCTGATTCTCTTGACTTACCTTCCCTGATTAGTGCTTGTACCTTTTGTTCAAATGTTTGTGATTCGTTTAGATCTGCTGCGTTTTTACCATTTTTAATTGGATTGGCTATAGTCATGTTAGGTAGTTCTTCTGATAATGTTCCTTTAGTTCCATTGAATTGTCTTTTCTGACTCACAAGATCGTTTAGATCTGTACGGTTATTTCTATCCTCAGTGTTTGTAGAACCATCACCTTTTTCAACTCTATCTTCATTGATTTTAGCTTCTTCAGGATTATCTATTATTGCTGTATCCATTTCTTTTTTCTCCATGAATTTTTCTATATCGTCCCTAATCTCACCCTCTTCATCATGATAAAATTCCTCGTCTTCTTCATCATCTTTGTTAACTATACAACCCATGTTGTCACATTGAATTACCATCTTACCATCATCTCTAACAGTTGAGTTAAAGTTTGCTTTAGCAATCTGATTGAAATCAGTGATGATAGCCATTGGTACTGCAGGATCTTTACATACAGCCACCTCATAATGTTCCAAATCACTTAACGCATAAGCAGTACTTCCGTCTTTCATTTTGATTGGGGATCTTGCTGATCTGGTTGCACCACCAAATGACAATCCCTTGTACTCATTGTTTTTAATTTTATCCCAGATAACATTATCTAATTCGTAATTTTTGAAAATCTTTCCTGTTATTTTAATTGCAGGTAATACTGATCCATCATCAGATTTTACAGTTGTTCTAGAATAGTTGATACCTTTGCCTACGATTCTGTTGGAGTGAGTATCACTGATTGGGGCTCCTCTGTCAATCCATACAGGCAATACCTTGTATAACTCATCAACTATAGTAATTTCACCCTGTTTATCTTTCATTTGTACTGTTAATAATCCTTCAAAATATCTTTCATCTGAATTTATACCTTCCATACTTTTTAACGTACTTGTAAGTTGGTGGAAATTATAATATGTCATATATAAAGTAATCGTGACGAGGTTAATAAATATTATGATAAAAAAGGGTAAGAACAGTGTTTTAAGCTGTTTTTTTTGCTTTGGTAACAGCGAAATCTATTGAGAATCCTGCTGTCAAACTTAACAAAGCAATTCCAATTAGACCTAAACCGTCTAATGGGATAGTTTGTGCTATTGCAATTCCTGCGAATGTAGAAACAATTACTGCACCGATTAATTTTTTTGCAGAGTATGAATCATCATTACCCATGTATCCTCTAACTGTATTTAATACAGATCCAGATATACATGCAAGTACTGCAATGAATAATGGGTCTACCATGTAAAATTCCTTATTCAGTGGTATTTAACTATTACTACTCATTTGTCGAGTAATTCCTTGACTAGGTCGTCAAGATCGGATTTTGCCTCTTTTGGGTGTAATCTATTTGATTGCCTATCAATCGCTTTTGATAAGATAATTATAGTTTTTTGTAACCTTTCTACTGTCTCACATAGATTTTTCTGTGTTTTCTGAACCTTTCTAAAATAGGCTATCACTGTTGATCCTATTCCTAAAGAAACAACCATAACTACCTCTCTATAGATTGAATCTACCATTTCTATCATGCTGATCATAAGTATTTATACCTTTTATTTATATCGGTTGGTTTATTAATAGGTCATATATATGAATATTGTGGCTTCTTCAATATATGTATACAATAATATAAAAGAATATGTTCAGTATAACAAGGATAATCTTAATGAATTATTCAAAAGTAGTAAAATAGTTGACTTATACATACATACTAAGACTAAATTATGGGTGGTAACTAACACAAATAACCTTAAAGAACGACCTTTATTACAGAAATCATTGGTTCATTTCCGAAATGGTAACGTAAACGAGTATAAAACTGACGAAAGCAAACTTGTATTACATGATAAGATTAAATTTAACCCTAAGAAGATGCAGATTGATATATTTCCAAGGTTTTTAAGAAAACCAGAACTTAGATGGAGAGTTGACAAGTATATTAACAATTCTAACAATACAAAGTCCAAGATGATTGACTATGAACATAGATTCTATGATTTAGAGACTAATAGAATAAATCTTATCTTAAAAGACTAGCGTGGATTGCCCAAGTCTTTAGACATTATATGAGCCCAATCTTTACCGTGTTTTCTTCTCTGACTTTTCCAGAAAGGATCAGTTTCTAACATTCCACCTTTTAGATTATAACTCTTCATGTGATTTGAAACTCTTCTATGGCATTTTTGACAAAGTCTTGCATTTATTTGCTCTAAATGGTGTTTAAACTCTCCACAGAAATGACACAAGCCATAAATAATCTCTTTAATTGGTACTAGGATGGTTTCTCTGCCTTTTTTACCTGCACAGTCACCACATATGTCAGATACCCCTGCCCCTACTGGAATACCATTACCAAAGCAACCGAAACACATGCCTTCTTTATAGTTATTTACTCTTGTATATTCGTTTTTTTGGTGTATGTCTACGATTTTATCACCAATTTTGGTTCCACCAGTTTTTACTTCAAATTTTTCTGCCATATTAAACCTTGTTGTTTCGTATATTCCTTAAACAATCATTCAATATTCCAACTATTTCTACAGAACTTTCATTTTTTAACGCAATAGTAATCTCGTCTAGTACCTCATTAATTCTTTTTCTATACGGATCTGATACTTTAGGTCTAAATATAACAATTTTAGGTTCAACCTTTTTAGGCTCAACTGTTTTCTTAACTACTTTCTTCATCTTCCCATCTCTGTGTCATGCCTAATTCATTATCAACTATGTCCCTTGCATTTCTTACCGTTATACCTGCATATTTTCTTAACTCTTCTACTGTTTTTGTTTTCTTCCAACCAAAGTCCACTGCAGTTTGTAATGTTTTCTTTACTACATCAAAGTTAGCTGGTGTGATACCAGTAGGGAAGTTCTTTTGTGACATTGATGTACCACTTCCTGATGAAGGATGTCCCTGTGCAACTCCTCCCATGTCAGAAGGTCTACTTTCAACATGCTCACCTTGTGCGTTTGCTCTTTGTTCTTCAGGTGCAGCAGTTCCTCTGCCTCTACCGTTTTTAAGTTCTGGGTTTTCCATGTCTTGAACTTCTTTAGATACATTGTATTCTCCAGTATGGGTTCTCTCTATCTTGAATCCCATTTGTTGTAGTTTTGCCATGTTGTCAATCTCTACACCTTCTCTTTGTAGTTCTGATAGTTTATCATTTTCTTCTCCTGCTACAAGTTTAAGATCCCAATCGTCAACTCCCATAACTTCTGCAAGTTTCTTAAAGAAGGACTTGAATAGAATGTCTTGTCCCCATTTGACTGCTCTGTTTGTAATTGTAACTTGTAATCCTTCTTGTGACCAACCACCTACCATCTCTCCATAGTATAACGGAAGTACACCGTACATGGCACCAATGATTTGTCTTAATTCTTTTCTTATTTCAACGAATTGTAATTCTTGTAATGAACCAGTAAAGTCTATCCAGTTAGCCATGTTCTTTCCACCTTTGTCAGATTCAACCATGAGTGGGTGTATCATGTATGGATCTTCGGTTGCTTTTTGTTCCAAAGCGTCCCATGATTTTCTAAAGGTTTCATAGTTTCTTGATGCAACAACAAGTAATCCTCGTGGTGGTCGCATTTTATCAAAGTACTTTCTGATATACTCGTCCATGTGAGACAATGACATTGCCTTACTCCATATGGCGAATATAGGAGACATACCATAAATTAAACTTGGTTTGTATTTACCTGCTTTCCAAATAACTTCACCTTCACCATATATTACTCTCTTTGGGTGAGGAATACCAATAGAGTATACAGAGTTAACTTCAAGTATTGCCTTTAGACATTTGGCATTGCACACATCACATCTTTCAGTGTATTGTCTTTTGTCCCTGTGTTCAAATCTAGGACATACCCAAATCTTTTGTCTCTTATCATCATAACCTATTCTACCATCAGAGTCAGCAATCATTGCTACTTGTGGCGGATCAATTCTTAAAAGTTCTTTAATCTCAGTTTTCTCTTTATCTATTTCTCCAGTAATATCATCAATCCAATAATTCTTTAACAGTAACATGTAAGCGTTATCTGCAATCTCCAAGTCTCTTTCTAGTTGTCTTGCAAGGTCTTCCATATTTTGCATGTTTCCATTTATAGGCTTGCTCATCATATCTTCAAGAATCTTTCTGTGTGTTGGTACAGGTCTTTTCATATCATAACTGAGACATGAATCACATTGTACTTTACTCATATCTATCTTGGCTTCACCTTCTTCGTGAACGTTTGGTGCGTATTGGAATTCTTTTGAACAGTTCAAGCATTTGTATTTGAATCTCTCTACAATCTCAAATCCGTTCTTAAACATCTCACGGTTAATAGTTTCAATAGGAATTCTAATGGCATCAATGGTATCTGCCAAATCATAAATCATTATAAGTGGGAATGGGAAAATTGGTAGTTTGGCACCTGTATCGGTAGCCATGTAAGGTTGGGATATGCTAGGTCTAGTCGTAGATTCAGTGTACCCTTTGTTAACGTTAGAGGTAAATGCTTTTCTTATATTATCTATAACTCCCATGATATAAGAGTGAATGTGTTAGTTAATAAACTTTGTCTAATGACGTTAGAATTATGTCAGAATATGTTATTGTGAACTATGTGTAGGACATTTTGGGTGTTTACCTATTTCTGGAGTACATAGACATTTTTTAACAGGTGCTTCTTTTTTAATCTCTTTTGGTTCATTGAAGGATTTTTCTTCCATTATAACACTTATATTGCCATTCATATAAAGATTATCATGTCTAGTGTGTGTAAAGGAACGTGTCAGAGACACCGTGCCCCTAAAGGTAAAAGAACATATCTAGGAGGCGGTAAGAGATGTACCCTATGTGCACTGTTTGTAGACTGGGAAGGAGTATATTGTCCTTGTTGCGGAACCAAATTACGCAGTAATATCAGATCTAGGTCTATACCGTGTACATACCAAAGAATTTAAACTACCTATTTAAAGGGATTACATGGTAAATTTATCATTAAAGGACTATGTATTATTACTATCATGGTTTGAACTAGCATTTGCTAGATTGGACAAATCAAAAATATCATCTGCTGACAAGAAAGTCTTTTGGAAACTAACATTCCTATGTGAAGACAAGATGGAAGAACAAAAAAGACGAGAAGAAGAAGAGGAATAACCTATAAATAGGGGGACGTCATAGCACATACGGTTGTCAAGGATTACTTCGTGCCACTACACTCGGTAGCCTTCTTAAACCACCTAATAATAACTCGATAAGGGAACGGTTGTTATTAGAGTTTAATTTAAATATTAGTATGATGTATATATGTTAGTTAATTAACCGTTCTACCAAGTCGGTAGTGGACAAACACGTAAGATTTGTCTCTCAACTTTTTCCTAAGATTAATATAGGGTTGTATTGTAACCAATTCATGAACATAGCATTATTCTTTATAGGATTATTTTTAACATTTACATTTTTCTTAACTCCAGTAGGATTGATATTATTATACGTGTCTTTCAAACTTAATAAAACAGATGAGTATGAAGATAGACCAGAGTATGAGATGAATACATATGACGAAGAACTGTTAGAAAACATGAGATAGAATCATGAAACATCTTAAAGAGAATGACATGAGTTATACTCAACACTTTACCAGAGCCATGAGTATGAGCATTGCCTTGTTTGTTCATGCGTTCATTCCTAGCATGTTTGCAACTTACGCATCAGATAAGATGAAAGAATAGTTGTAGAAACGTTTAATTAAGGCTAAATAGTCATAACTACTTATGAAAGGCTGTAAAGGACTGTGCGACAGAATACCAGATGATAGACCGTTTGGAAACGCATACAAGACTCATGCGTTATGTAGACGCTGTGACAAATGGATGAGAAAAATCTATCTAGTAGATGATAACTGTCCCTGCTGCAAACGTAGACCAAAATTAGTTTCTAGAAAAGACAAGAGGGAAGACGCTGTAAGATATGATATTCTAGTAACTGCTTAATCAGATACGTTTATATTAGATATATATATCATGTATAGCATGATGACAAAAACAGCAACAGCAGTTATCCTGTTTGGATTAATTGCAGTTATAGGATTTGGTAATGCTCATGCAGTAGCACCAGAACGTGTTACCGTTGACAGTTTTCCTTTCGAGATAACCATGCTTGAGGGTGGGGAACTTACAATAATTAACATGGACACTGTAACACACACATTCGACCTAAGTGGCGTATTTAGTCACAACGTTGGATCAGGAGAAGGACTGGTAATTAATTTACCTGATTCCATGACGGCAGATAATACTGACGGTTGGTATCTATTAGACAAGGCTACGGGGGTATATAACATTGTTCATACCGAAGCAGTATACGTAGCACCACCAGTTTACATACCACCACCACAACCAGTGTATGTAGAACCAGTATACGTTGAACCAGTTGTAGAACCAACACCAGTAGTAATAGCGGAGCCCTTAGAGGATGTAAACTTTAATGCAACAAGCAGTGCAACACTTGGAACATACGAGAGCATAAGTAACGTCGCAACATTTGACGGAGATGTAGACGCAAAGGCTTTGCAGAAATCACTTGCAGAGGTTACGGCAAACTTTAACAGTTCAGTCGAGAAAATAGCAGAGCAAAAAGCCGAGATTAGAGTGCTTAATGAAAACGCATTAAACTTGGTTGTCGCAGTTGACACGACATCACTGGACAGCACAATATCAGAACTACGTGCAAACAACACTGCACTGGCAAATGACATCACTGTCATCACAGCCGACAGAGATGAATGGAAAGCATTGGCAGAGAACTGGTACGGAGTGGCAATGTCACAGCTAAAGGTAATGGTTAACCTCTTAGGATTATAGTCCTAGGATAACCCAACCTTCTTTATTTTTATCAGGTACACTTATATTACATAGATATATATATAATTCATGATTGGATCAAAACAGATAGATAAAATAATGTGTATCGCTTGTCAAGAGTTAATTGGCGAACACTCAAAAAAGAACCTAGGACGTTGCCTATTCAGAGTTCAAGGTACAATGATAGCCGAAGGCAAAGATCAGGTTGAGGAGAAGATGGACAAATACAAGTCACCAAAATTCGTGCCTCAGGAGGCTAACAAATAATGACGTGGGACTGTGACGAGTGCTATTCGCAGAAACGACTTTGCGAGGAGTGCACAAGAACGGATTGCATAAGTTGTAAAAACATGAAGCACTTGATTTTTAACTCAAGCATAGTAGCCT